AACAAGCGGGCCGCCGAGGCCTGGGAGGATGCCCTGGAGAATCTGTTCAATGCCGAGGGCCTGGCCAAGCGCCGACAGGACACAGCAGCCGGCAACGGCTACCCGGCTGGCAGCGTGCCAGATGGCGTGCTGGTGATCACCGCAGGCGTTGACGTGCAGGGCGGCGGCGGCTCGATCGGTGAGCGCATCGTGGTGACTCTCTGGGGCTGGGGCCGCGGCGAGGAGGGCTGGCACCTTGGCCACTGGGAGATTCATGGCGATCCTCAGGGCGATGAGGTCTGGGACCAGCTGGACCGGATCGCTGACACAACCTGGACGCGGAACGACGGCACTCAGCTGGCGATCATCCAGGGGGCCATTGACGATGGCGGTAACGCAACCCACCGCGTCCGCGACTACTGCCGTACTCGCGGGAAATGGGTGCCGGTCAAGGGCGGCAGCCAGAGCGGCAAGGCCATCATCGGCAAGGGCCAGGCCGTAGACATCAACCGCAAAAATCAGGCGATCCAGCGGCATTCGGTGCTGCTGTATCCGATCGGCACCGACACCAGCATGGCGCACCTGCAGGGCCGCCTGCGGAGCGACACACCGGGTCCGGGATACCTGCACCTGGGCGAGGCCTCAACTGATCAGTTTCTGGCGGAGCTCTTCCCGTGGAAGCGTCGGCCTAGAATGGTGAAAGGGTTTACCCAGTACGAATGGTTCCTTCCGCAGGGCGAGCATGACGAGGGTGGCGACTGCACACGCTACGCCTACGCGGCACTGCAGCTGGTGGCCCGGCGATACAACCGGGCGACAATGTGGGATCAACTGGAGGCGCAGCTGAAGGGGCCGGTGCAGACGACACAGGTACAGCGACGCAGATCCACCTACCTAACTCAGTAGCCTGTCACCATGGCATACACGCAAGCCCAGCTAGACGACCTACGCGCCGCGATTGCCGAGGGTGTGACTAGCGTCTCTGCCAACGGTCGGACTGTTTCATATCGCAACCTAGACGATATGCGAAAGCTTGAGCGTGCCATGGCCGATCGACTGGAGCCCAGTACCAGGAGACCCTTGCGAATCCTGGCCAGCTTTCGGAGGGCTTGATGGCACGCACTGCCGCCCAGCTTGAGCGGGCCCTGAAGGCTGGCCAGCTGGAGCTGGCCAAAACACACTTACGAGCATTTGAGGCTGCCAAGCTTAGCCGTCGTACAGATAACTGGTTGGCCGACAGCAAAGGCCCAAACTCCGATATGCGGCTTTCGCTGCAGCGGATTATTGCCCGCCATCAGGATTTGGTCGATTCCGACCCATGGGCAAGCAAGGCGATCTCTGTGGTGGTGAGCAACTGGGTTGGTGATGGCATCATCGGTCGACCTGTTGGAGCTGGCTCAAGCCGTCGCTATCAGGAGGGTTGGCGAGAGTGGTCTGAGTCTCTCGATTGCGACTGGGACGGGCTGGGTAATCTCTATGCAAAACAGGCGCTGATTGCTCGCACGGTAGCTGTTAGGGGTAGCTGCCTTGTTCGTAGGAGGATTGTTCCGGAGCTGTTAAATCGAGGCTTGCCGCCGTTACAGCTGCAGGTGCTGGAGCCTGATTGGCTGGACATCACAAAAGATGATGGAGCAAGAATCAAATTTGGTAAACAATACTCTGACGATGGACGATTAGAGGGGTATTGGATTCGCCGCTACCACCCTGGCGAAAGCGACTGGCGTAATGCTCGCCTTGGTTCGGACTTTGTGCCAAAGTCTGAGATCTGCCACATCTATGATGTGCGCCGGCCCGGCCAAGCTACAGGTGTCCCGTTTGGTGCAAGCGCGTTGCTCAAGCTGCGCGACATTAGCGATCGCGACTCAGCCCAGCTGTTGAAGGACAAGCTGGCGGCTTGTTTCATGGCGTTTCTTGAGGATACAGAAACTGACGCAACTTTGGCAACAGATGGCAATGCTTTACTAGACGCGCTTGAGCCTGGCGCTATTGAGATCTTGCCGCCTGGTAAACGGATTACGTTTGCTCAACCGCCAAGCTCTGCCGATTTTGTATCTGTGCAGAAATACCACTTGCTCAGCGTAGCGCAAGCCTATGAGATCACCTATGAAGCGCTGACCGGTGATCTGTCACAGGTCAACTTCTCCAGTGGCCGGATGGGCTGGGTTGAAATGCGTCGCGCTGTCGCTCGCTGGCGGTGGTCGATCATCATCCCTCAGTTTCTCCAGCCCCTTGCCGGCTGGTATCGCGAAGCGGTCGCAATGACCGGCATGGGCCGGGGAAGTTCGCGGTTTGAGTGGACCCCGCCAGTCACATGGCTGATTGATCCAGCCCGAGAACTGCCGGCCTATATCGACGCAATCAAGGCTGGCGTTATGTCTCTATCTGAGCTGCATCGTATGCTGGGCTATGTCCCTGAGCTTGTGATCGAGGAGTTGGGAGCCGATATGGCCCGTGCCCGCGCGGCTGGCCTGGCGCTGTCCAGCGATGGCGCAAGCGGAACCACGGGCAACACGCGACAGGCGCAGCCGCCTGCAGATTCTCCATTGGATGGAATCAATCAACAATCACTAGCCTGAAACCATGGCACAGCAACTGCAACGGATGGCGCTCCTAGCGCCAAACAGCTGGAATGAAGAAACGCGAACTGCGCGAATTGTCATCTCTAGCGACGCTGATGTAGGCGATGGGATCGTCTTGTCCCACAACCCTGAGGCAATCCGTTGGCCCACTCGACCGATTCCGACCGACTACGACCACAGCCGCACATCCAAAACGGTTTGGGGCGCAGTCACAGACCTAACGCTTGAGCGATCTGGCAACGGCGCAACCCAGCTTGTGGGCAATGTTGTCGTTGATGGCCCTGAGGATGCGATGGCAATCGCGCTGCCGCGCCTGCGGACTGGATCTGCTCGGTTTTCGGTTGACGCCATGATTCACAAGCCCTTGGTTTCGCAGGGCGGGCAAATGTTGGCGACCGACTGGGAGCCAATGCTGGTCAGCCTGGTTGCTGCTGGCCGGGACACGCACGCCGTGATGCGCGGCAGTACCACCTCTGGAGAACCCTCTGTGACCGACAACGAACAGGCCGGGGGTGACCCGGCGACCACCGAAACCCAGGCCGCTGCCGTGCCTCCCGTGGTGCCTGCTGCCACGTCAGAGCCTCCAGTCGAGCAGGTTGCTGATCTGCGGCGCTCCGCCTTCGATGAGCGCCGGGAGCTCAACGTTCGGCGAGCCGCCAGTCATGCCCGCCTGGACGAAGCGACCATCACCCGCATCCTCACCGAGACCAGGGGCCGGCCCGAGACGGAGGCCATGATCGCTGTGGTTCGGGAGCACCAGCGATTCGTGGAGGCCAAGGCGCCGACTACCGCCGGCCACCCTGCCCGCATCGAGGTCACTCGCGACGGTGGCGACACGCTGATGCGTGCGTTCAACTCTGAACTGGAGCGTCGCACTGGGCTGATCAATGCCCCTACGGATGAAGGTAGGCAGGCGTATCAGGTGACCTGCCTGGAAATGTGCCGGTCGTATCTCGGCTCCAGGGGGGTTGATACCCTGGGAATGAGTAAGAACCAAATTGTTCAGCGTGCCTTTCACAGTACGTCGGACTTCCCTGAATTGTTCGCTAACGTCGCCAACAAGACACTGCTTGCTGCCTATGCAGAAGAGCCGCAAACATGGGGACCGCTGGCCCGTCAGCGCAACCTGCCCGACTTCAAGCAGGTCACCGATCTGCAGATCTCTGGCCAGATCGTCCCTGAAAAGATTCTTGAAGGTGGCGAATACAAATCTGGCACCCTGGTTGAGGGGAAAGCTACATGGAACATTGCCACTTACGGCAAGCGCATTGCGGTCACTCGTCAGGCGATCATCAATGACGACCTGGATTGTCTCTCGCGGGTTCCCGAGTTGATGGGTCGCGGCTGTCGGCTGTTGGAGTCGAACCTGGTATGGGAGATGCTGACCACCGGCGCCTCTGGTGCCACCGTCAGCATCGATGGCCTGGCCCTGTTCCACTCCAGCCACAACAACACCATCAGCGGTGGCACCTCCGTGATCGGTATTGCCGGCATGGACGCCGCGAAAGTCAAGCTGCGCAAGCAGTCCGACCTGGCCGGTAATCGCCTCAACCTGGCGCCTGCCTATCTGGTGGTTCCACCTGAGCTGGAAACCACTGCCCTGCAGTTCCTTTATCCAACCGGCTATGCTCCAGCAAATCTGACCGGTAGCAGTGGGCCTAATCCATTTGCTGGCGGTGTTCAGCTGATTGTTGAACCTCGCCTGAGCGATGACAACCCCGCCTATTGGTATCTCACCAGCTCGCCAAACCGGGTTGAGATGATCACCTACGGCTACCTCGCTGGCGAGGCTGGCCCGACGATCACCACAACCGAAAAGCGCAACCCCGACGGCGTTGAGCTGCTAGTCCGCATGGATTTCGGCTGCACCCTGTCCGACTATCGGGGCTTTGTACGCTCCGCTGGCGCCTAATTATCA